GCGTACTCAAACATGAGAAACGTCATCATGGCCATTAACTGCGCCAACTACGATTGATCGTTTTCAACGATCAATTTTGGATAATTGATCTACCAAATCAATTATATCCCATTGATTCATATTGTTATTGTGTAACCTTGTGAATGCCCTGGGATATAACCACTATGAAAAACATGATTCTTTGCCTGGCGGTGGCGGTTTTGCTCTCCGGTTGCGCTGGCGTTATTGAGAAACAGCAACCTGTGTGTTCTGGTACAGCCCTTATCGGCGGGCAGGAAAACAGTGTCCAGATTTACGGAGTGCGTAAACAAAACAATCAGACTCAGTACCGCGCCGGTTATCCCTTTAACTGGACTTGGGTTAGTGCCAACACGTTCATCAGCACCACCTGCCAATAACTCATTCTGTTTCAAAACAAACCTCGCTCCGGCGAGGTTTTTTATTGCCTGGAGAAAATATGCTTTATAACACCGGCACCATCGCCATTAACGGAAACACCGCAACCGGGACCGGCACGAACTGGACGGCACCCGCCAGCCAGGTTCGCGCTGGCCAGACGATTATCGTGATGTCTAACCCGGTGCAGCTGTTCCAGATTTCATCCGTGAACAGCGCCACGTCTTTGACGGTTACGCCAGCTGCTTCCCCGGCGCTGAGCGGCCAGAAGTATGGAATCCTTGTGTCAGACAATATCTCAGTCGACGGCCTAGCACAGGCCATGTCGCAGCTCATCAAAGAGTATGACGAGAACATCGGCGCGTGGGAGATGTTCGCCACCACCTCAGCAAACCAGAACATCACCGTTACCATCAACGGCACTCGTGTAACCATTCCGGCGATCGGTAAACTGGTCCAGAAAGGGAGCAATGGGGCGGTTGGAGTTTTGGATGGCGGGACCGGGGCAACGAATGCCGCTGACGCTCGAAAAAACCTCGGTTTGGGAGATGAGGTTACAGCAAACTTCGCAAGCCTCGAAATTGGAGCCAAAAAACCCTCTTCTGCAAGCTTTGTTGATTTCCATTTTCTGGGTACGAACGACTACGATGGACGAATTTTGTGTAGCTCTGGTATCTCAGGAACCGCAGGCGGCGGAGCAATGACATATTACGGGGGATCTCACCGCTTTGTAGGTTCCGTCTCGTTCGATCACTCAGCCACCTTCAATTCTTCTATTGACGCAAAAGGGAGCGTTGCAGGTGTAACGTCCCTAAACGTACGAGCTTCGAGCGACACCCAAAATTCTCACGTCTGGTTCTATGGTGCGTCAGGTTCATCACGTGGGGTTATCTATGCTGGCAAGGATGGTTCTATCCGACTCAGGCCCGATAACAACGATAATGGTGGCGCGAATGGCTATAGCTTCACTTTCGGAGCTGATGGCAGGTTTACCTGCGTTTCGGTGAACCAGACCTCAGACGAGCGCGTGAAATTCGATAAAGAGCCCGTCAGTAAAGCACTGGAGAAGATTTGTTCCCTGACGGGCTACACGTTCGGCATTCAGCTCACAGAATCGGAGTCGGTACGCAGCGCAGGCATCATCGCCCAGGATCTGGAAAATGTTCTGCCCGTTGCTGTAAGTTCTGGCGGAGCTGGCACTACGCCAGCAGGAGAGGAAATTAACGATCTTAAAACCGTGGACTACAGTGCTATGAGCGCCCTGTATGTTGAGGCCATTAAAGAGCTGGCCGAACGGCTAAAGATCATCGAAAAAAAACTGTCCGACCTCCGCGGCCCGACAGTTGCCTAACCTTCTTCGTCACTTTGCAGACTGTACCGTTCACGCCTGAAAACTGAATCAGTGGGCATATCGAGCCGAACATCTATCCAGCTGTTCACCGGCACGTCCATCGGTTCCCCTTTCGTCTTGACGATCTCCCCGTCATCGCCCAGCAGATATTTTCGCTTAAACAGGCGGATAGTCAGTCCTCCGTTTTCGGTTTGCTCTGCCTCAACTACACCCAGTTCCCCCATGCCGCCAGGGTCCATTGGCGGCAGTAACTGCCATCCCTCAGACGTCAGGCCTGCCGAACCTGTCAGCACATAAACTCCCACATCGAGCCGGGAAATTTTGATTCCTTCAGCTTCGGTATTCGCCGTACCGCAGCCGCACCATGTAAAACCATCCTCAGCAATATCTGAGCGCAGGCATGTATCAGCACTCGCAACGATACGAGCGACCGGAGATGCTGCTTTCAGAGTACCATCACTGGCTTTAGTGGTATTGCCCGTGGTGTAAGCCTCCTGATATGACCAGTATGAGCCACTGTAATACGAGAACCACGTTCGTCTCAGAATGTAAGCCTGATGAATACGTGTTGGACGGCTTCCCCGGTTGACGACTATTGACGTAATACCTGTATTGGCAGTTAGCCCAAGCTGGGTAAGTCCATCATTGGAGTGAGAGGTGAAACAGGTCGGTGTAAACGCGCCCATAGCGTCCAGTAGTGGTCCATCACCATGGATAGAACCAACCCCAAAATCCCCTACTGAAAGCATATCGCCTGAAGTACTGAAGGCATTCCGCGTCGCGCTACTTCCCAAACCGACGTTTTATAGATTGCCCTGCGGCAGCCATGCCGATAACTTCACCTGATTTTTTTGCAGAAAATATTGGGTGAAAAATATGCAAATTGGCTACGTAAGGGTGTCAACAAATGACCAAAACACAGATCTTCAGCGACAAGCTCTCGAACGCGCAGGATGTGAACAGGTTTTTGAGGAAAAAATGAGCGGGACGGTAGCGAACCGGCCAGCGCTTAAAAAGCTTCTGCGAACGTTGAATGAGGGCGATACGCTGGTGGTGTGGAAGCTGGATCGCCTCGGGCGAAGCATGCGGAACCTGGTATTGCTGGTGGACGAACTCCGGCAGCGCGGCATCCACTTCAAAAGCCTTACGGACAGCATCGACACTTCCAGCCCAATGGGGCGTTTCATATTCCACATCATGTCGGCCCTGGCCGAAATGGAGAGGGAGTTAATCGTGGAACGCACCCGGGCAGGACTGGCCGCAGCCCGGGAGAAAGGGCGCATAGGCGGCAGACGTCCAAAATTAACACCCGAGCAATGGGAACAGGCTGGCAGATTGATTGCAAATGGCGTAGACAGAAAGCAGGTGGCAATAATTTATGATGTGGCTGTGTGCACGTTGTATAAAAAATATCCAGTGCATGTGGTTGGATGAGCGGAACTAACACGCATAGAAACAATAAGGCCGCTTTTCAGCGGCCTTGAGCGATTATGCTGCTTGCTTGTTAAAAGCCTTTAGCTCTTGATCTATAAAATCTTGAATAGATTTGATTTCTTCAATATTTTTAATCGCTTGACGCAACATCTCTATGCGACGTGCTTCAGTAATTTTCATCATATAGTCTCCTGACTTCTCCCGACAAGTTTACATACTGTTTGATAGAACTTAATGGTTAGATGAACGCCATTTTTGAGAGTCGATCTGCACCATCTTGAATACTAGGCATATCACCATGCTCGATAGCTTCAGCAACCTGTTGCATGAGCAGTGCCGCTTGGCGAGCATTGGACATAACTCGTTCATCATCCCAGATGCCAGCTTGAAGTAACGTAGTAATGATATCGGCTGTAGAGCTTGAAAGTTTAGCTATTTGAGCGAAGGACGGATTGAAGCCTCGAAGCTGATCAATCGTCTTGGCTTCAACATGCCGAACAAACCAAGCTGATACCTCTTGAATCTTCCAATATAACTCTAAAGCCAAATCATTACTGTTAACTGTAGCAGCACTCACGTTCATCTTGAATTTTTTCCAGAGGATGGTCATAAAATGAGACACATCCTAACTCATCAGTGATGTTTTGCAAAACGCTTTGTGCCTACTAAATATGCGGTCAAAAGTACAGTTTTACAATGCCGTTGTTCAAATTAGTGTGATAGGCAAAATAGAGTGCATGGTTTTGGGCGTTTTAACATCTGAAATAACGATGAAAATCAGATGATTAATCGAATTTAAGTTCTAAGCAAGAGTTAGATATCTAATCCATGAAGGCGATCACTAATGAGCAACCAGGTTAGTAAAAAACTATCAATTGTAGCGGACAGTTGGGAATTCAGACGTTAGCCACATGTCTGATTCATCAAACATTTCCTCCAGCATGCGGCTCAGCTTTTCCCGATCACTTTTGCTAGCGTCGCTATTTAAAGTGTTCGCCTGCATCGGCTTCACCTTCACTTCGGCATCAGGGAAAATCTGGTGCACTCGCTTCGTCAGCTCTGCCAGGATAATTTCTCTGGCGCCTGCCAAACCATCAACATTACGCTTGTCATAGACCAGCTCAACGAACATAAAGACCTCCGGAAATGCACTGTAATTGTATACAGTATTTTTGCTTTGGCGGTTTTCACTGTCAAGGCATGAACCATTTGTTTTTAAATTTTTGGGAACTTACTGCGGTTGAGCACGCTGCTTTTTGGCATGCAGGGCCGATGCTACCTGAGGTTGGCTAAAATTATCTGTGGGGCATGGATGGGGCAAAAGTGGTCTGTGAAGTTCGTTAAAGTTCGTTAATCAAGCTTTATCTCGATGTCGCTCATCCCTTGTATAAAGCGCTCCTGGACGATCTTTATCGATTTTAAAAACTATGAGTTCATATTATAAAAATGTAGCTAAAAAGGGCGTTGTGCCTGAAAAGATGAACATTCTGCATAGCGCGTTTTACACAACAGGAATATATTGAATCGTTAC